TACTTCTACACCCTCGGCACGTAACCAACCCAGATCATACGTGGCATTGTGCATGATCTTGTCTATGTTTGGTGTTGCCATCTGTTTCTTGAGCCACTTGAGTGCGATCCTCGCATCCATGTTGTGACCGTTCTCATGACGGATAGGATAGTATCCTTCCCAGTCTCCGGCGGCTACGGCTATACCTACGATATACCCATCCTTACGCACCCACCCAGGGCCAAGCGTGGTTAGGTTGGGGTCACACGTCTCAAGGTCAATGGCTATCTGTTTGTAGCCTGTCAGGTCTGGAAACTCTGATGGAATATTCCATGTCAGTTCTTTGCCTTGGTTCATCTGCTTGGCAATGATGTAGTCTTTCTCAAACATCTCAGTTTGTTTCATTGTCAAACTCCGCACCCAGTGCACTGTACCCACACTTGTCGATCCAAGAATCCTTGTGGTCTATGGTTTCTAACAAGCGACATGTCTTTACCCAGTCCATCATCAGAGCGACGTGCTTGGCTGTGATCTTACCGTGGGTGCTCAATGCATCAGTGACTATGACATTCCATCCCGTTGCTATTCTGTCGAAGTTGTCTTTGGCATCACCGTAATCCTTGGCTCTGTTGCCATTGATCAACTGCTTCGCCGTATCCAAGTAATCGTTACGTTTCATATTTCGTACCTATATGTTTTATCTGACTCAATAAGGTAGAGGTTTTGTTTTGCTCTTGTGACTGCAACATAGAATATTCTGTGCTCGTCCTCGGGATGTTTGCCCTCTACACAGTTCTTGGTGGATCCCAAATACACCGCTACGTTGTCATCTTCTCCTCCTTTCATGGCATGGATCGTTGACAACTTGATCCTTGGTTGGTGATATATACTCTCTCCTCGCCGCTCAATGGCGCGGATGTATATCTGTTCTTCCTCTGACAGACGAACCACGTCCATCGGGTGTGTGCTCTTTTCTGCTAAGAGACCATAATCGGATGTTAAATCCTCCCATGTCAAGGGCTGCTCTGGATCAGCCGCATCCAGTAACTTTGCTGACCCCCTCTTGACCACAGGATTTTCTCCTATCTTTGGCACCGTCTTGTAGAACTCTTTGATCCGTCCAAGGTACAATGCTTTGCCGCTTGTCAGGTCTGCCCATGTAGACATGGCATCCAGTTTCTTTTGTGACACAGATGCACGACCTTTGAGGCTATAGAAATACCCTGCATCTCCCAGTGTTTCTGCTATATCTTTTACGAAACTGTTGGTTCGAGCCATGATTGTCCACGACCCTTGATCCAATGGCAAATGCCACAGGCTACCCACAACACTGACCATACCTTCGTCATCCTTTGGGAAGAACTCTTTCTCCAGTCTCCCTGGTATGTGGTCGGAGATACGCATAGCAAGCCTCCAGACGCTCTGTGGTAAGCGATAGGACTGGTTGAGTACTTCGACATGGTCAGACGCTTCGATGAATCTCTGAACGTCTACGGAAGTCCAACGGTGTATCGCCTGATCGTCATCACCTGCAATCAGAACTTCTTCCGCAGTCTGTGCCATCTTCTCCACCATCGTCCACTGCAATGGTGTCAGGTCTTGTGCCTCGTCCACGATTAGCAGGTCAAGGTTGGGCGTCTCGCAGATCTCAATGTACTTGGAGATCATGTCGGTAAAGTCTACCTTGTTTGTCTTCTGCTTGTATTCAATCAACTGTTTGTTGACCTGTTCTAACTTTGAGAAATCCAAAGTGTAATCTTCTTCGTAGTTATACTCAAAGTCCAAGGACTCTTCACGGTAGATTGAACGCATGATCAACTGTAGATACTTGGCACCCGATCCTCCTATCGAAGGTATCGCAACACCATCGTCAATGGAGGTGGCATCCGCTCCATCAAACGCCACCCCCAACATGCGACCAAGAGTTTTGAAATCCTCTCGGTCCATGACATCAGTACTCTTCAAGCCTAGTCCATGATACCCGGTGGCGTGGAGAGTCCTGAAATGTGGAAAGTCATTCTTTGTCAGGTTAAATTTAGCACATGCTCGATCAACAAACTCCCCGATAGCTTTGGTGGTAAACGATACCACACCTATCCGTGAGGGGTGTACCCCTTCTTGTAGTTTTGCTTCTACTCTTTCTATAAGTGTGTAGGTCTTACCGCACCCAGGCGGTCCCAGTATAAGGGTGGCGTTAGGTATCACGGCGCTTCTCCAACCACTGTTCGATTTCTTCCCGATCCCACCGACTAGCTGCACGTTGTGCATCCATGTTGCCTAGCTTGTATGGTTTGGGAAAGTCACCCTCGTTTACCCACTTGTATATTGCAGACTCGGAAACACCGAGCCAGTCTGCTACGTCTTTAGCTTTCATAAAACTAGAACGGTATGTCATTATCTATCTCCTGTACTGGCAGACTCACTTCACTACTTTCAAAAGAAGGAACCCACCAGACTCTGACTGTAGTCCTTGATCCATCTTCTTTGGTAATACCTTTGTGTCCATGACACTCATGGTTATCATTTAATCTTTTCAATTGTTCTTGCACCTGTGCCCTGGTGTACGCTGTAAACCTTCTGTTGTTCAGGAACTCCAT